GACACCAAAGCTTGTCGACGACAGCCATACAATGGGTCGACGAAAAGCCTCCATCAATTCAGTGAAGCGGTTCGACAGATTTCTCACGGCTAAGAAGAAGCCCGCACTGCTAACGATCACGTTCGGAGACGAATACGAATAGAACAAATCGTTCGGCTTCCCAGTATGCATGGACCAATACCATGTCATGTAAGCGGTCGCTATGACACCGAGCACGAAGAGCGCGGCCGCAATCGACGTTGCCGCCGCTCGCTTGCAAGCTGCGTCATGAGCCAGGAAGGCACCAAGAAAAATATACCCGGAATAAACGGGCATGAATGAAAAGTCGACCCCAAGGACCCCCCCGCCTCGCATCAACCCAAATGTTTGCAGCACGCTGGCACCAGCGAACCATGCGCCCAGTACGCAAAGCTGGTTACTACGCGAGGCGGCAGTGAATAATGCGCAAAGCATTGGAAGGAAAAGGTAGGCCCCGATTAGAACGTAAAGGAACCAAAGGTGTGCCGCTACCGGGCCCGCAATGATCCGTTCCAGCGCTGCCAGGTTAAACGATGCAGTTTTATCAAGCGTCAATAAATACCAAAAAGACCAAAAAACCAGCGGGACGACTATCTTCCAGATGCGACGCGCGATGATTTTTGGCGTGGGAGACCTTGGGAGCAAAAGAGCGCCACTGATCATGAAAAAAACCGGCACACCCATGCGCCCAAAGCTGCCGTAGACCACAACGGGTTCCCACCAAGCGTCCGAGAATTGATAGAAGCCAAGTGCCGAAACATGCACGACAACTATTAAGAATAGGGCAATCCCGCGTAGCAGATCTAGCGACAAGTCGCGAGTTACCGGATACGACTTAGCATTTTCCTGCATTTTGGCTTTTTGGATATGAAAGGATGCACTTTACCCTCTATTGAACGCGATTCTCAATTCAAATTCGAAGGCGCCGGAAGTGTGACTTGTGCAACCGGAGGCAATGAAGTAAAAAAGGTCTTCCAACGTTGATCCGTGGTATCCACCGTTCCTTGATTTGGCCAAGCAACCTTATCTTGAGGGCACCCAAAGTAGGAAACGATCTCGGTATTTGAACTATCGCGGAACTGCACGAAAACAATGGCCACGGGCTTACCTCCCTATAACTGATACGCGCTGATTGATAGAAAAAACGTCGGCGTGCCCGCAGAAGAGCTAAAAATATAGAACAGAGTTTGCGCGGTGAGAATCTGTGCCTGGAAATTACATGTGGTTGAGAGTCCCGTGCTAATTGCTCCAGAGGACGACACGGACTGTTGTGCAGAGCCGTTTGAGTCTCCTGCTATAGAACCATTAAGTGCGCTCCCTGCTGTGGACGACGTTGAAAATAAGCCAATACAACCCACGGCATTGGCAGGAACTGCCGTTGACATAGATAAAGCGGTATAAGTCCCAACAACAGTGTTAGTGCTTAGCACCCCAACTGATGGGAAGTTCACTGTTCTGTCGCGTTGAAATCCGGGTTTAAGCAACTTGCTAGGATTAGTCGGCCAAACACTGACCAACGCCGAAGCGGTATATCCGGCCGGCATGTTTGCGCCGCCGTAGACGTTGGGCTGAAGCGTCGCTGCATTCGTGCCCAACAGCGCCGCAGTTTGCGTCGTCGGATTCCAGATCGCGTAGATAGCGACGAAACCACTCGTCGGCGCGGTTCCGGTGTCCATGCCGCCCGCACCGGTCGTCGCGAGATTGATCGTCTTGTTGAACGATGCGAGGCGGTACGTTTGGCCGCCAAGCGCAGTCTCCACGATAAGTTCGTCGGCCGTCAGTGTCGCCGAAGCGGACGCAGCTGCGACGCTCATGGTAAGGTTTCGCGCCGATCCCACTACAGAGGCAAACATCGACTTCAACGCAGACAGAATCTGGTTGTAGACCGTCTTGCTCGGCACAATCCCGGCTGCGACCGGAATGGCCCGCAGTTCTTCCTGAACCATGTTGAACCATGAAGCTCTCTCCAGCGTCGCTGGAATGCCGGATCCCGGATTTCCCTCAGTCCAGTATCCTTCGGTCAGTGCTGCTTCCGGCGTCGGGAGTGTCGTCGATGCGGACGGGTCATCAATGCGGTACATAGCGCCTCTTAGGAATACGCAAATATTGGGATGGTGTGTGCAGGGACGATTTCGCTGATCTCACACTGCAAGACGGCGTTGCCCCAACTGGCGAGCGGATCGCCCGCGCGAGAAACGCCGATAGTCGATCGGACGATTGTGTTTAGCGGCGCATTGATCTTCCAAGCAAAAGCCCAGGCGGAACCATTCAATGGCTGCCCGACGCGGCTTTGTCCTACCCGCGCCGGAGCGTACTGCGTGATCGTGATCGTGTACCCCAGTAGTGCAGCGTAAGCGATGTAATAGGCAGGCGTTTGCCCACCAACTCCCGCAAAGCGCGCAAGCACCTGCGCCTGGCGCGCGGCGATCGTGGGCGCAACGCCGGCGCATGGATCCGGCAGACCGAGTGTCTCCTCCCACTCAGGCAACAATTCCACGGTCGTTTTCGGAAATCCATCCACGAGCAAATAATTGGCACGCGCCGTTTGGCGTTCGTAGCACGGCGCAAGGCCAGACAGAACCTTTGTTTGAACAGCGTCCGGATCTCTTGGCCACACGCGACCACGCGGCAACAGCGCCTGCATTGCGGCGAGGAAATCAGCCGCTTTAAAAAATGGTGCGAGCATTTGCGCCTCAGACGTAAATCACGTTTGCGAGAACCGGAAGCTGGCCAAATGCGCTCGTGATGTTTCCCGGATAGGTCGTAGTTGTTGCTCCAACCACCCCTTGCACAAGCGTGATCACGAACCCAGACGTGCCTGCAATTGCCGCGATAGCCGACTCAATGTCTGAGCGGTTTATTGTTCCGGCGCGGGGGTCGCCATTGCGGAAGAACACATCGGAGATAGCGGCCGAGATCGCTGCGCGGGTCGCCGTGGTTGTCCCCGTCAAACCGGAAATGGTGAACGTTAGATTGTTCGCGACCGGTGACACCGAATACACCAACGCCGTTACCGGTTGCTGCGTGATGAGACTATCGGCCACCACCAAGAGATCGCCTGTCGCTACAACTCCTCGTGGCGTTCCGCCCGGACCCTTGTCGAACTGAGAGACACCGCTCGTTCCCTGCGGGAAGCCTTGATGCGATGTTTCTGCCAAATCCCACATGGTGTAGATGACAACAGTGCCAGCACCGAAGTTATTCGGCGCCACCCATGCTCGAGTGACACCGGGTACAGCAAGCGCCCAGCCTTCATAGTCGTTCGAATCGCCACCCTGCGGAGTGTTCTGATATGCCGCGAGCATCCGGCTCCGCAGCGGGTCGTCTTCCTCGACGTCAGCACCAGACGATACGATCGCCGTTATCGAACCCGTTGACTGAATGCCGGGTACGGATGTCCCAAGCGATACCGTCGCGCCGACATTGGTGTTTCCGGCTGATCCAGGTGCTGTTGCAACAATGTTCACAGTGACCGTGCCGCCGCCCGCCACGGTTGCGGTTGCTGCTGTCGTGAAAGTCGCTCCATCGCTGCGTACGACCTGTGTTCCGACATTCAGCGGCGTGCCGACCGTGCCAGGGAAAACCGCGGTCAAGCTGGCGGCCGACGCCCCTTTGCGAAACACATTTTTAAGAGCGGCCCACCCTTCGAGGTATTCGTCTTCTGCCGTAAACGGAACTGCCTGCTTCGCAATCCAATCCAGATACCCCATGTGCAGGTTCGCGAGCCCAGCCATCACTTTGCCAATCACGTTCAGCACAGTGAAGCGGAGAAGCGCATCAGCGCCTTGAAGCGCGGACGCGATGTCTGCCGCCACCTCGCTGATCAAGGTGGAGAGTGTCTTTCTTTGGAATGGCATATCAGGAGACCTGTTGCCAAGCCCACGCATACGTCAGCGGTATTTGGGGGCCGGCGGGTTGATAGAGCGTAATTTGTGCGCCAAGGAAACTTGCACGCGTCCATTCCGTTTGGACATCAATACTGGCGACCAAGCCGTCATCGACAAGCCATTGCAGCGCCTCGACGATATAGTCGCGAGCGTTATTCAATACTTCCTGTGTCTGCTTCGAACGATCGAGCAGCCATAGCCGCGAACCAATCGGCGTCGCCTCGTCGAGGTCGCCCCACCAACCGCGTGGATCACCTGTCCCGTCTGGGATGAAGTCGTCAGCGTTGGCAATTCGGTCCGTGAAAAGACTGATTAACACCGCAGTCTCAAGGTCATTGCCTGTCTGCAGGCCACCAGGTGTCGTGACGTTCGATATGTAGCTGCCGGTCCAGCTTAGAACCGCCGAGGATGCGGGGGGAACGGCCAACGCTACGCCGCCTGTCGGCGTCAGCGTGTAGTCGGTGACCGTGACCGCCGCTCCTGATGTGCCGATGTACGATGTTGGGGAAACGCCTGCTTCAACTTGCACCCCCCAAAAATCAATCACGTAACCAAGACTGGTGTTGTTAATGAGGTCGAAGGCGGCGGATGCACTGGCGGAAAGGGAACCAGGCACCCCTGTGACCCTAGTCCACTGTCCGAGAGTAGGTGTGTAAAAGTGTTCTCCGCCCGGGGCGTAGTCATTTATGTCGCATGCAATTGCGCCGGGCGATCCGGACACAAGGCGGCACCAAAATGATCCGTTATAAGTAAGCGATAAGCCAGCGGCGTTGTATCCGACAAGCGTGTGCGTCGGGACAATCTCCTCCATGTTCAACAGGATGGAGATTGGTCATGGTGGGGATGGTCGTAAAACAATCGCGTAAGGA